GGATTAATGGGAACGCTTGGAACGGAAAGTAAAGAAGTACAGGAAGCGCTTTTAAAAGTTCAATCTGCTATGGCCATAGCAAGTGGCGCACAAGCCATTGGAGAAAGTATAGATTCATTCAAACAACTTGGCGCAGTAGTTAAATCCTTTACAATAGTTCAAAGGATTAGTGCTGCCGCTCAATTAATTTGGAATGCTGCTATGGCTGCTAATCCTATTGGCGCAATTGTGGCTGTTGTTGCTGCTTTAATTGCTGCGGGTTATGCTTTGGTAAAAATGTTTATTGCAAGTTCTGAAGCTACTCAAAAAGCAGAGGCAGCAAACAAAGCATTAAACAAAGAATTAGACACGCAAGTAAAAAATCAAAAGTTAGCCACGCAAGAATCGGATTTGTCGAGAGATGCGCAGTTGAAAATGGCAAAGGCTTCCGGTCAAAGTTCGGCAGAAATTAGAAAACTATCTCTTGAATTAGCAAATCAAGAAGTAGCACAGAAAATGGCAAATGCTCAAACATTAAGAGCAATCGCAATTGAGGCTATGAGAATTGCAGGTTTAGAGGATGCTACAGATGCTCAAAAAGAAACTGCAAAAAGAGCATTAAAAGAATTTAACGATGCTAATGAGGCCTTAAAAGCTTCTGTTTTAAATAGAAGAAAATTAATAATTGATAACCGAGTTGCTGAAGTTCAAGAAGAAACAGATGCAAGAAATAAGGCAAATGAAAAAGCAGTTGAGGCACAAAAGAAACATAATGATGAATTATTAGAAAAACAAAAGAAAGCAAATCAGGAACGAATTGATGAGTTTTTGAGATTAAAACGTGCTGAAACTGATGCAGCAAATCAAGCAGCTTTAGACAGAGAAAAAGCAGACACCGCTTTTTTTGATAAGGAAATGGAAGCGAGAAAAAATAATGAGCTTTCAAAAATGACAGAGCAGGAAGCGGATATTGAACGAGTACGTTTAAAATACGAGTCTGATTTAGCTTACGCTGAAAAAAATGGTTTAGATGCAAGTGCTTTAAAAGAAGCACAAGAAAATGAAATTAATGAAATTAATTTAAAATATCAAGGCATTAAATATCAAAATGAAGCGGCAGCAACAGAAAAATCAAAACAATTTGAACAAGATTTATTAAATGCTAAATTAGCTTTCGCTCAACAAGGGTTATCTTTAGTTGCAGAGATAGCAGGTAAAGGAAGTAAGATTGGTAAAGCAGTTGCAGTTGCACAAGCTACGATTAGTGGAATTGAGGGTGTTCAAAATGCTTACTCTACTGCTCAAAAATCTCCTATTACTATTGGATTCCCTGCTTATCCGGTTGTCCAAGCATCTTTAGCGGGAGTGTTTGCAGCTTTACAAATTAGAAAAATATTGTCTACAAATGTAGGAAGTGCATCTGCTTCGTCTGTTGGAAGTACAAGCGGAGGCGGTGGTGGAAGCGCACCTGCTCCGCCACAATTTAATATTGTAGGTCAAAGTTCAACTAACCAATTAAGTCAAACAATAGCAGGTCAGCAAAATAGACCTATACAAACTTATGTTGTCGGTAACCAAGTAAGCACACAGCAATCTCTTGACCGTAATGCGGTGGCTACTTCAACTTTTGGATAAAAAAAATATATCACTAAAAAAAAAAATCGTTATATAGTTATGAAAACCTACGAGTTATTTTTATCGGATGAAGATGTACAAGGGATCGATTGCATTTCGGTAGTTGGATCTCCGGCCATGGAGAGCAAGTTTATTGCTTTGGCAGAAGAAAAAAAAGTACAGTTTGCTAAAATCGATAATGAAAAGAAAATCTTATTAGGGGTTGCATTGATTCCCGAAAAAAAGATTTATCGATTTGACGAAAAAACAAAAGAAGAGTACTATGTTTATTTTTCTAAAGAAACAATAAAACGTGCTTCTGAATTGTATCTTAAAAAAGGTAATCAAAGTAACGCAAATTTAGAGCATTCTAAATATACTTTGAATGGCACAATCGTAGAGAGTTGGATAGTTGAAGATTTAGAAAAAGATAAGACAGCATTATACGGAATTGATGCGCCTGTTGGCAGTTGGGTTGTGGCTATGAAAATAGAAGATGAAGAGCAATGGCAATTGTGTAAAGATAATGGAAGCGGATTTTCAATAGAAGGTATGTTTGACGAAAAAGTAACATTAACAAAAGTAAATATGGATTTTAAACAAATGAAAGACGATTTGCTAAATGAGTTTAAAACTCTTTTAGGCAAACAAGTTAAATTGGCCGAATGGAAAACCGAAGATGGCAGTTTAACATTGGTAACAGAAACTGAAATGCCGGAGATTGGTGGCACTATTTCAGTTTTAACTCCTGATGGAAATGTTCCTGCTCCAATTGGAGAGTACATCCTTAACGATGGAACTAAAATTTCAGTTGCAGAGGTTGGCATAATTGCAGAGATTTCAGCAAAAGAAGAAGAAGAAGTAGTTGAAGCACCTGTTGAAGAAATGGCTGCTCCTGCATCAGTAAACACAAATGAGGTTTCAGATTTAAAAAATGCTATTAGTTCAATGCTTATTAAATTCAATGAGAATTTAGAGCAAAGATTTTCAGCAATCGAAACTAAATTATCGGAGCAAATTAAAGAAAATGAAACTTTAAAAGTTGAGCTTTCTGAAACTCCTGCGGTAACAAAAACAAAAGTAGCACCATTACAAGCTACAACAGAAAAACCAACAACATTAAAAGGAAGATTAGCATTATCATTAACAGAATTAAAAAATAAAAACTAAAAAAAAATGGCAACAACAACAACAGTAAACAGTTCCTATGCAGGAACGGTGGCAGGTGAAATAATAGGGAAAGCTTTTAAAGAAGCAGATACTATTCAAAAAGGTTTAGTAACTATTTTACCAAATATTCCGGTAAAACAAGTAATCCGTAAAATTGATTACGGAAATGGCCGTCAAGATTATTCTTGTGGTTTCGCTCCTGCGGGAAGTGTAACACTTGACGAGGTAATTTTAGAGCCAAAGAAAATCAAAAACGAGGCTGAACTTTGTAAAGAAGATTTCAGAAATGTATGGGATACTGCTACAATGGGATTCTCTGCTCATAATGACAATATGCCGGTTGATGAAGAGCAAGCTTTATTAGTAGAAATTTTAGCAGATACTGCTCAAGCAACTGATTCAGATATTTGGATTGGAGAGGCTACAGATGATGGTCACTTTGATGGATTTATTCCATTGTTTTTAGGTGATTCAACTGTAATCGATGTAGCATCACCTGCAACTATTACTGCATCAAACGTAGTAGCTGAAATGCAAAAAGCATCAAACGCAGTTCCTGTAGCTTTGAGAAGAAAAGCTGATTTAGTATTCGCTATCTCTGCTGATGTGGCACAAGCTTATAACAATGCTTTAATAACTGCTGGAATCAACAACGGTTTAGGTGGTCAAGGTCAAGAATTGTATTTAGGAATGTACAAATTAGAAATCATCAACGGTTTACCTGCTAACACAATGGTAATCTACCAAAAGAAAAATCTTTATTTTGGAACAGGTCTTTTAAGCGATCACAATGAAGTACGAATCAAAGATATGGATGAAACTGATTTGAGCGGTACAGTACGTTACAAAATGGTTTACACAGCCGGAGTACAATATGTAAGAGGTTCAGAGGTTGTTTTATACACAACTTACACAGTTTAATAAATAACAAGGCGGTTGAAAATACCGCCTTATTTAAAACATTATAATAATGGCAGCGTGTGAATTTATAACAAACGGCAGACTTTTAGAATGCAAAAATTTTACAGGTGGTTTAGTTAATGCCTTTTTTGCTCCATTTTCAGATATTGGCGCAACGGTAGTTAATTCAGAACTTACAGGTTTAGGATCTTTGGATGAAGTTTTTAAATTTGAATTGAAAAATACCGGTAATACTTATGTTGAAACTGAAACAGCATCAAGAGATAACGGAACTATTTTTTATGATAGCCAATTAAGTTTAGTACTAACCGGCTTAACTGCTGCTTTAGTAAACCAGGCTAAATTGCTTTCAAGAGATAGAATGTTGATATTTTTGGAAGATAACAACGGAACTTATCACGCTATTGGATTGAAAAATGGTGCTGATAAAACAACAGGAACAAGAGAATTAGGTGGTGCTTTAGGTGATTTCTACGGATTGAAAATGACGTTACAAGCGTTAGAGCCTGAAACTGCTCCAATTTTATCAAGTGCAGCAGTAACTTCTTTACTTGCTTTGGTTTCTGACCAATATGTAAACGATTAATTTTTTTTAAAATAAATTTAAAAGTCAGTGTATTAAG